GCAGAAGGCTGCAAAGCGTATGCAGGAAGAGATCCAGATGCAGAAGACTCAGATGATGAATGATTTAGTTCAAAAGGCTACACAGATAGATAATAAGGTAGTGACTGAGAAAGAATATGGCATCTTAGAGAAAGATCCTTCCTTTCAAAACATTCTTCAAGAAGCAATACGTTTTCATGGGAGTAGAATAAGGAAGGTTTGCGTTGCAGGTGATGCGACCCTGTATGATATCTTCTTACCCGACAATATCACGGAGTATCCATTAGTTCCATTTCATTATAAGTGGACAGGTACTCCTTATCCAATCTCTGCAGTATCACCTCTTATAGGTAAGCAGAGAGAGATAAACAAGTCGCATCAACTTATGGTCCATAATGCATCTTTAGGTAGTAGTCTTAGATGGTTACATGAAGAAGGTGCAATAGATACAGATTACTGGGAGAAATACTCCTCGTCTCCTGGTGCGTTGCTACCAGTTCGTCCTGGATCAGTTCCGCCTACACCTGTTCAGCCAGCTCCTCTGTCAAATGCGTTTTTTCAGATAGTGCAGGAAGGCAAGAATGATATGGAATACTTAGCTGGCATTTATTCGTCTATGCAGGGCGATACTGGTTCGCAACATGAAACATATAGGGGTATGCTTGCGATGGATGAGTATGGTACAAGGCGTGTAAAGCAATGGATGAAGAATGCAATAGAACCTGCTTTAAAGCAGTTAGGAGAAGTTGTAAAGCAATTCTCTCAATCTGTATATACAGCACATAAAGTATTTAGAGTGGTTCAGCCTAATGCATTACAGGGAGATAAGGAAGTTCAGATCAATGTGCCTATGTATAATGACTTTGGAGAAGCAATAGGTAGGTTTATGGATTATGAAACAGCTAGATTTGATATACGCATTATTACTGGATCTACTCTTCCACTTAATAGATGGGCATATTTAGCAGAACTTAAAGATATGATGCAACTAGGTATAATAGATGACTTGGCAGTATTGGCAGAGACTGATATTAAAGATAAAGAGCTTATAGCTGAAAGAAAGAGTCAGTTAGCACAATTACAAGGTCAAGTATCTGGATTGGAGGAATCATTGAAAGACAAGGAGGGAACTATTGAGACTCTCGAACGGCAATTGGTTCAAGCAGGTATTAAAGGCAAGGTCATGCAAGCTGAAATGGAGATTGATAAACAGAAGAATCAAGTTAAAAATAAGACAGAGAAAGAATACCTGGAGACTCAAGCAAAGCAGAAACTTTTAAGAAACAGAATGTCCGATGAAACTGTAACTGCAAAGAAGCAGGTTCAGAATGATATGAAGACTAAATCGAAGGAAATGGACTTGCAAATAAAAAGTGTAATAAATGACTTGCAGGCTACTAAGGAACCTTCGTAAATTACTGTGAATAACAATCTTAATAAGGAGAGATAATGGAAGACAATCAACAAAAAGGCAACCCAGAGCAATCTGGCTCCTCAACTGATTTCTTTGAAGCGCTGGAAGATAATGTCAATAGCGCTATACAAGATAATATTACAAACGAAGCCGAAGTAACCCAAGCTCCATCTAGTGGCCCCCAACAGGTAACCCACACACCAAGCGAGCAAGGCACTGAAGGTACCATTGATTGGGAAAAGAGATATAAAGACTCTACGCGAGAAGCTCAAAGGATGAATCAAGAGCTTCAGACCCTAAAGCCTTATGTTCCTGTTCTTAATGCAATGAAAAAAGATACTGGTCTTGTGGAACATGTAAGAGACTATCTTCGTGAAGGCGGCCAGCCTGCGAAAAGCTTACCAGAGAAGCTAGGACTTGATGAAGATTTTCAGTTTAATGCTGACGATCTAGCTGATCCAGAATCAGATTCATCTAAACTCCTAAATGCTCAGGTGGACACTCAAGTACAAGCTAGACTTAAACAAGTCATGGCTGCAGAGCGTCAGCAAACGCAGAAAGGCATGGCAAATCGTAAGCGAGCCGATGAGGCTAAGGACTTTCAGAAACGTCATAATATGACCCCTGAACAGTTCCAAGCCATGATGGGCGAAGCAGGTAAGCGCAGAATAACCTTAGATGATATATATCACCTTTTAAATAAGGATAAGGTTAATCAGAATGTTGCTAATAATACCAAAGACGATATGCTTAAGCAAATGAAGAATGTCAGAAACATACCGACAAGTGCCAGTGGAACCAACAGCGCCCAGGTCCAATCTAGTCCAGACAGCGATGTCTTTGACAAGATAATAGGATCTGATGGTGACATAGATAACTTGTTCGGCTAGCAAATCTTTAAATAGACTGTTAGCGAACTCACATAGGCTCTACTTGAAGACTCACAAGAGTAGCTGATAGAGAGCAAATAAGGAGACACTAACAATGTCAGATTTTTTAAGCGTATTAACGCCTAATACAAATCTTACAGTGACAGACGTCAATGGTCGTGGACCTGATGATAGTACTGGATTAGATACTGGTGATCTTCGAAGAAAATATAACTTCGGTGATCGAGTATCTGAGATATCTATTGCTCAGGACCCTTTCTTTCGTTTTCTAAGTAAGGTATCAAAAAAATCAACGGACGACCCGCAATTCAAGTGGGCAGAAAAACGTCCTTCATTTCATAAACGCTATGCTTATTGTGTAGGCCAATATAATGCTGGAGTGCTAGATGCACATGATTCAGAGATTGATTTGGCTAGTGTTGCTGGTACTGCCGCTTCGGCAGCTGGTGATATTATTGAATTATCTTTTGCTACAGACTATGCAGCTTCTGGTAATATTCAAAACACATATGGCTCATCTCAAGATGCTTATGCAATTGGCGGTACAGGAACAAGACCTTTGTTCTTTATTCCTGGCCAGTTGATTAAAGTTCCCACAGGAGCAGTAAATACTTCTGAGGGTTCTACAGCAACTAGTTACCATATTTGCAAAATCAATGCGGTAAGTACTGCTGATCAGACTAGTACTTTAGGTGTAGATAATGATAGTGGAGAAGCAGTAAAAGTAAACTGTACTATTGTTCAATTTGGTAGCTCTAATGAGTTGGCAGGTTTTCACAATAATAATGGTTTTGAAACGAACTCATCTGCAGGATCCAATGAAACATACACTGAATCTATTGCAAGTAAGCTAGAAAACCTAAGAACTTACGTTGTAGGTTCTGCTTTCACAGAAGGTAGTGGTTATCCAGAAACTTGGAAAGATCAGCCATATTCAACAAACTCAGGTTTAACTCAAATCTGGAAAACAAGTATGGCAATGACCAACACTGCTCGTGCAACTTCTTTAAAGTATGATGCCAATGAATGGGCTCGTATCTGGAAAGAAAAACTCATTGAGCATAAATGGGATCTTGAAACATCATTGTTGTTTGGAAGTCAAGCAACTGTTGACAGCGTTCAGTATACACAAGGTGCTTTAGATTATATTAGTACTTATGGTAATGCATTTAGTTTAAGTATAGCAACTAAGACAGCTGATGACTTCTTAGATGATATGTCTAATTATGTTGATCCTAGATATAATGCATCTAATGCAACTATATTCTTCTGTAATACAGCAGTATATAACTGGTTGCATAAATTGGGTGGATACTTCAAGAACAATCTTGAGATTTCATCTAACTTCCGATCAGATCTTGCTATGACAGGTAAGAAGAAAGTCTTTGGTGTTGATATTTCTACATTCTCAACTCCTTATGGAGATATGAATGTGGCACGTAATATACACCTAGATGGAACTAACGTTAAAATGGTTGGTATTAACATGAAGAATTGCGCATGGCGCCCTCTTGTTGGTAACGGCATTAATAGAGACACTTCAGTCTACGTAGGAGTTCAAACTTTAGAGAACTCCGGGGTCGATCGTAGAGTAGATCTTATTCTAACTGAAGGTGGTATGGAATGGCAATTGCCTGAATCCCATGCCATGTGGACATAAGGAGATTAATTATGGCTAAGATACCAATGTATGGACAAGAAGATGGCGAAGGCAGCGCTTTAGGTGGATTTGCTTTAAATGGCAATTTTACTATAGCTGTTGATGGTGGACTTACTTTAGATGGTGATGGCGATGGCGGGATAGTTCTCGTAGAAGATGCTGACGCTCATGCTATAGTTCTTCCTACCATAACTAAAGCTCTTAATGGTTTAGAATATACTGTTATTATGGGTGTAGATGCTGGTGGTAGTATCACTGTAACTTCTACAGATTCAGCTGGCAATTACTATCAAGGCGCATTAGCTGTTAATCAGGTAGATGCTGATGATGGCTTTGCTGCAAATGGAACAAGTAATAATATTATTACTATGAATGCTACTACAACTGGTGGATTGTTGGGTTCTAGAGTTCATGTTAGAGCTGTATACGGATATGGTTGGGCCGTATGGGGCAGCGTATATGGTACTAATGGAACTGCAGCTACACCATTTAGTGGTTAAGGAGGTAGATAATGGCTGATGGAAATGGAACTAAGTTAGCAGGAAAGGCCAGCTATCAGACTGATTCGTATATATTTAATATGAATGATTCTTCTGCTTCATCCCATACACTAGATATGGGTGATAGTGGAAAAACTTACTTATTAGATGGTGGTGATGCAGCAAGGACTGTAACTTTACCTGCAGTGAAAGCTGGTTTAAGGTTTAAGTTTATAGCAACTGATGTAACTACTGCCAGTACGATAGCAACTAGCGAAGGAACTGCATTGATAAAAGGTGGTATTCTTTTAGCAACTGCATGGGAAACCTTAGCTGGTACTACAATCACTGCAACTACTGACAATGTAGTTGGTGACTGGATTGAACTTGTATGTGACGGTACTTACTGGTACATCTCAGGACAATCAGGTCATGCTAATGGCTTTACAGTAGCTTAGTAAACAAATGACTGAGCCCGTCCACTGGTGGATTTCTCTCCCCGCGGGCGGGCGAGGTCAATAACTAAAGGGAGAATGATGGAAAAAGTTTTGGAAAAGAAAGTAAAACCTAAATCTACAAAGGGTCTAGAGGTTAAACAAAAACCATTAACACAAACAAGAACTGTGAATCCACAGTTAGAAGCTATTGAGACTCTAACTAAGTTAAATGGAAGTCTTGTAGAACAGGTAAGAGATCTATCAGCAGAGATAGATAGTCTTAAAAATAAAATAGCCCAGGTCGCATCTAGACTGGGGCTTTAAGTATAGGAGGCAATATGCCAAGTCCGGAAAAATGTGCTGCTAAGTTCCCAAAGGGAAGTCAAGCATATAAAGATTGCGTAGCTTATAAGAATCAAGGTCCTGTTAAAGGAAGGACTAGAAAACCAGCTCAAAAGTCAGGGTATTAATAATTGATATTTAGTGACCAAGTTGAAGCCTTAACAGGGGTAACCATATCTGCTAGTGGTACCAATCCTACAAACGATCAACTATCTCAGTACTTAGTAGATGGAACAAAAGATGTTATAAATAAAATGATTGTGGCAAGACCTGAAGAGATTTCTAAATTTACAACAACTACAGCATCTGGCTCGGGAACTTCTGTAGTGAAAACTGGCAAAATATTATCTGTAGTCAGAGAACACAATAGCGTGACCATATTAAGACAATGCTCTATAATGAACCCAAGTGACAGATATAATGCAGCAGATTCTGATAGTCTATCATACAGATCTGAAACAAATCCTGGATACTATGAGCTAAATGGATCTATACATACAGTTCCGGCTGCGGCTCAAGCTGATGATAATGAAGTACATGTAACCCAGGTATCTTATGCTGTAAATCAAGGGCATTCATCAAGCAGTATAGATAACTTTCCAGATGAATATGAATATTTAGTAGTATTATATGCATCTATAAAAACTTTAGAAACTGCAGCAGCAAGTAAAACTGTAGCGCAAGATATAGAATTGCAGGCTTCTTATAGCCAATTAGCTAATACTCTCAAAGGAGAATATATGGCTGCACTTCAAACACAACAACCCCAACAAGGGGCACAACCTCGTAGATAGGAGAGATAATGGGTAAGAAAATGGAAGAAGTTAAAACCAATAACGTAGTTGAAGATAGTGATACTAAGGTTAAGGAAGTTATTGAGACATTAAAGGCTCAGCTTCAAGAACATCTTAGACAGGCAGAGCATCATCGCACAATGGCTACTAAAGCACAGGGAGCATTAGAAGTATTGTTGCAACTACATCCTC